TGTTATTGCCATTATTTTAATATTTTCATGTTAGGGTATCTACTTGCTAATCTCTCTAAGATTCTAGATATAGACTCAACTATATCCTTTGTTATTGCTGGTATCACCTTTTTGTTAACTTCTATTTTACTTCTTTTAAATGGCAATGAAATCCATCCTGTTCTTTTACCGTTATTAGAGAAATTATAAGAGTTAGCTGTTGGAATCCCTTCCTTCTCTATTGCTCTCTTTAAAGCATAAGCTATTCTTCTCTTTTCTTTAATAGTAGACCATACAAACTTCTTACTTGAAATAGTAGTCTTGTTCTTATTAGTCATCCACCTTAGTAGCTGATTAATACTAACAACAGCGTTTGCTTGTCTCTTGTCTAGCTTTTCTCCTCTACCGAAAGCTTTAATAGTTTGCTTTACTTTACCACCTCTAGTATCTAAGTCTCCTAGTCCAATACTATCTAGCAACCTACCACTTGCAACGTGTCCTTGTTGTTTAAGTTCTTTACGTAAATCATCAGCTACAGCCTTTGCCCATTTTACTGTTGCTGCTTCTGTATGTATCCAATCGAATCTAGGCATTATGCTGAAGTTGTGTTAGAAGCTGTGTTAGAATATGGAGATCTATTTGTAGCTGTTGTTGCCCTTACACGAAAGTAATAAAGAGTGCTAGGATCAAGGCTAGTAGCAGAATAAGAAGTAGAATCAGCAGCTATTGTATCAATAGTTGTCCATGTAACATTGTCAATACTGCGAGACACTTCATAATTTGACTCTGTAGTTTCACTGTCATTCCATGCTAAGTCTATTTGCGAAGAAGATGCAGTCGTTGCTACTAGATTATATGGTTTATCTAATAACTTCATACACTCATGTACTCTAACAACAAAAGAGAATTGCACAACAGCTAAGTTATCGTTATACTGCTCTGTTCCTCTGTTTACTGTTACGTTATCTACGTTTCTTATTTGAGCAACGTCATATATTTCTTGTATTAACTGTAACCCCCATATTTGCATATCAGAATACTTCTGTCTAAGAGACTTAGTGTCATCTTGGAAGTAAGTATCTAACAAGAACAACTCTAGGTTGTAGTCTTGCTCGTTTGCTCTAGGATCAATGGTGTCCTCAAGAGGATTCATTAATAGTAGAGGGTAGTCTGTTGAATGAAGTTCGTTCACTTTTTCAGGTTCATCGAAAAGGAACGTATCTATGTTGGGATCGGATGTTACTAGTGATTCAATTTTATCAACGAGTTCTTCCAGTTTCATATTCTCTTATTTTCTCTTGGTACAACGCTTCTGAGGCGTTTGCAGCAATGTATGTCAAAAAGTCGTAAAGATTAGTCTTTTCTACGCTTTTTATAGGAGAATTGTTGCTAAAAGTGAAGATTCCTTTCTCAGCTACAGATTTTAATTGTAAATACCATCCAAATCCGTTTAATCCTGACGCTTTAGCTGCTGCTGCATACTTAGCTTTAGTTTTTCCTGAGAAGAGCTGAGGATAGCTTTCGTGTATGTATCTAATAGTTCGCCCAAGTAAAAAAAAACATCCCATGCTATATCCATCGTCACATCCTTGAATTTTTCTGCTCTCTTTAAACAGACTTCCTCATCATATTCCTCTCCTTCCTTGAGACAGATAATAGAAACAATATTAGCCAATACAGAGTAGTTCTTGTCGTCTAAATCTCTCATGTAAAGATCTAAGTCAGCAGCTTCTGTGAATTGGATAGTAGAAATATAACCCATCTCTCTTTCTTCGCCTAAAACAGTCCTTTTCTTAGGAAGCACATACGTTTCTCCCTCAAATTTAAAGTCTTCTGTTGTTACCTCTGGAATATCTACAGGAGCATATAAAGAACCAATGGCAAACTTTAGCAAGTAAGTGTTAAAAAACTCTTGTCTAGCTTGATAGTCAATCTGATTAATAACTTTCTTAGGAATATTACTAACTTCCTCCAACATATCCCCATAGAACTTAGGAAATGTCTTTATCTGTTCTCTGCTAGTGAACTCCATCTCATTAATCTCTTCTTTTTCTCCAAGATAAACATGACCTAGTAGCTTTTGTAGCTTTTTAGGTGCTTTATCGCAGATCTGCTGAACTTTCGCAAACTTTTGGATAGTAAGGTCTTCCCATTCGTTAATAACCTCGTATTCGTTCTCTAAGAGCTTAATTGTTATCATAGCCATTCAATTTTAGTTTCATTACGACCTAATTCAAACCACATCCTCATCATCAATGCATCAGAGTAGTCAGGAGATCGCCCTATTATATTCTTTATATCTTCTTTAGGCAGAACCATGTTCTTACCATCTTTATCTACGTGTTTCTTCTTTACAACCTCTAATTCTTGTACTAGCTTCTGTTTTATCTCCTTGTCTTTAGGAAGAAAGTACATTCTACCTTCGTTTACGAACTTAGCTAACATAAAGTAGCACTGAGACTTAATGTTGTTGTAGTTATGGTCACCGTTACCTCTCTTGATAGGAGATTTATTAGAAACAAACCCTTTAACAGATGGAAATCTTGTTCTCATCATGTCTACTACTCCTCCACCTACACCATCTTCATCAATAATGATATTGTTACTAGGTATCCCATACCTTTCTGCTGTCTCTACTATCCTTTGTGCTGTCATAGTGGTAGATCCTTTGTCTATAACGTCTGCATGGACTACTCTCCATCCACTCCAAACGAATATAGTCGTAGCATCTTTACCAAAACGAGCAATATCAACAGAGATATATCCTTCACCCTCTGGAATTTCCTTGTTTTCAAACACAGCACAGATAGAATCGTAGTCCATTAACTTAGAATCATCATCATCGTAGTCAAAGTTACCATGAAAGTACCTCTCAATAGTAGCTTTATCTCCCATTTGAAGCTGTTTGATGTACTCAGGATCTACATCTGGGTTATCTGTCACTAATGCTCTAATAAAGGCGTATTCTATCTCTAAAGTGCCTTCTTTCTCAGGTTTATGGTATCTCCAATACACATGGTCTTTAGAAGGGTTAAATGTCTCTAAAACTTTAGGAATTAGGTTATATTCCTTGTTCATGTGCCTAATCCTCTTAGATAAGATGTCAATTGCCTTCTCTGTACACTCATTACTCTCATCTACGAAAGCACCTGTAAGCTCTAGACCTCCAAACTTAGTAAATTCAGGATCAGAAGGGTTATAAGACATATCTACAAGATAAATCTCCGATCCATTAGTGAATCTAATGAAATCATATTGCTGATTGTAGTTATAATGCTTACCTGTAATGCCATAATTGCTTAATGCCTTGAAGAATGTAGGTAAAGTACTCCTTTTTAGGTTCTTTAACTCCTTTCTTCCTAATCCCCATCTTGTTTTAGGGTAGGTAAAGCACATTATGATTAACCAATTAACTCCGAGCCAAGATTTTCCACCTCCTGCTGCGCCTCCATAACCAATAAATCTAGTAGTGGAGTCAGTAAGCTTCTGCCATGCTTGATGCTGCTTTTTACTTGGCTCGAATTTAATCTTTGGCATTAAAGTGTGGTATTTGTGTTGTCGTTTTCAGCAAAAGATATGATAGAGTTCTCTCTACCTGCTTTTCTTGCTTCTTCTACTTGTGAGCCAGTTAATCCGTTATTCGGCTCAATAGTAATGGTAACTTTTACGTTACTGTTGGCTAAAGATTCTAATAATGTCGTTAAAGCCTCTGTTGTCTGTGATTGTGATTTCATTGTGTTCTGTTAATAGCATTAATGTATAAAATTGTCCTTTCTCTAATTCGTAGTTAGTCTCATTGGTAACAAAAGTAACTTCGTTGTGCCTATATTCCCAATAGTATTCACCCATTTTGTGTGTAAAGTGTTGTTTGAAGCCTAGCTCCATTAATTGTAAGTCTCCAAATCCCTTGTGCATTGTCATCGTTGTGTTAAGTTGAAATATTTCTATAAAATCCTATATAATCCATTGTTTCTAATACAAATTTGCCCTTTCCATCACTCCAAACCTCAACTTTAACACGATTATTCTCTTTTTTCACTATTTTAACCATTCTAACAGTAGAAATCTGGCTATTAT